CGAGGCCCAGGTCCATCCGATCGTCGGGGACTGCCCGCCATTCGGCGGGCGAGTCCCTGCGGATCAGAAGTAGCGTGCCACGAGGCATGGCCTACAGGGTGTCGAGGTAGACGCCCGGACCATCCTTCTCGTTGGCGATCACGGACACCCAGTTGGTGTTCGTCGCGATCGCGGCATCGTTCGGGGAGACACCCGTTCCGGTGTTCCACTTGTGCCCACGGACCCCGATGTTGAAGGCGTACTCGCCCCTCCAACGGAGGATCACGTTCGCCTTCGTGATGTCCCGGTCGATGTAGACCCGCGGCATCTCGGATGCCGTGATCGTCAGCGCACCGGGCACGAGGCCGAGCGTGTAGTAGTGGAGCGGCGTGGCCGCGGATACGAGAGCCGCCGAGTCCGTCTGGATCAGCGGACGCCCGAGCGTTCCGGCCGAGGCGTTGTACACCGTGACGTCCGCCACGTTGCCCGACGCGATCGACAGGTTGGCCTCGAGGAGGTCGAACCACGGCTCCGAGCGCGAGACCCACAGCTTGATCCGGTCGGCCTGGTCCCCGAAGGTCGCCAGCGCCCGGATCATCGCCACATGGGCCATCGAACCCGTACCCGAGTAGTCGTACTCGGCCACCGCGTTGTCGGACATCGCGGCCTCGAGGGCGTTGAGTCCGGCGTTGAGGTAGTCGCGGTACACCTGCGCGGCGAAGATTTCGCCCATACGCATGGAGAGTTCCGCCGGGGTGGAGCCCTTCTTGAAGAAGGCGTCCTCGGTCTCGGCCACCGGGCCGATGTTGCGGTCCACCTTGACCGAGATCGTCTCATCCATCGTGAGCGCGATGTCGGTCAGGGTCGTGGTCGTGTCGGAGATGTCACGCGCCGACACGAGGTTCGTCGGCAGATCCCAGAAGCGGTCCTGCCCGTAGTGACCCTGCATCTGTGTCGTGTCGAGCACGATGCAGCCCTGCGACGCCTCGTTGAAGAGGTTCGTCTTCTGGTTCAGGGTCTCGATGAACTGCGACTCGAAATATTCGGGTCGGATCACCAGGTCGGTGTAATCACCTACTGCCATGTGAATGCCTCACTATTTTTCGGGCAGCGCCTTGTAGCGTTCCCACCCGTGCTGTTCGATGAAAGCCTCCTTGGCCTTCCTGTCCTTAAGGAGTTCCGCCTTCGTCGTTGCGGGAGCAGGAGCACCGCCCCTCGAATTGTGGCCGGGGCCACCCGAGTTGGTTTCCGCTTCGCGGAGAAACGTCTGAAGCGCGGCATTCGCCTTGGCGTCCGTCTCGATGAACTCGCGGGGCGTCATGTACGGCCTCGCCTTGGTAGGCTTCGAGGCCGGGACAGGATTCCCCTTGTCATCGACGGCGACCACGTACTTGTGATCGGGATCCCAGGCGGCAGCACCATCATAGGTCAGTTCCGCGAGACTCGGCTTGCCGGGGATCACGGACGTCGTGAAGACATCCGTGAAGAACTCCTTCGAGGCATCGACGATGGACTGCGAGACCAGCGTCTTCTTGATGTCGGTGAGTTCTTCGAGGACCGGGTTGAGCTTGCGTTCCGACCACTGCTTCTCTGCGTTCTCCAGGTCCGGTGCCGGCGGCTGCTCCGATAGGATGGCCCTGCGGACATCCTCGTCGTTGACGGCGTCGGTCTTCTTCACCCAGTTCTTGAATCGCTTCTGAATCGCCGCTTCCTGTAGGGTTGCGTGCTCTTCGTGGGTCATCACGGACCCCTCCTCGACGAGGATGAAGCCCTTGGGCAGTTTGACGGACTCGGAGGATACGGTGTGCTCCTCTCCATTAAGAGAAATAACGATGTCAGGCATCTCGCTACTGTTTGTGCGCTGCGGTAAGCGCATTCACGGCATTCACTGCGTGGCTCGCCGGGTTATCTGCCGCGCAGGCTTACGGAGAAGGTACAAAAAGGGGCCACCTGCGTGGTGGTTTCTACCTATACTCGAGGTGGCAACGGCAGTTGGAGCGGCATTGGCGGGTGCCGATGAGCGGCAACGTGCCGATCGGTTGCCACCCCTTGGCGCTCGTATCCACGCACTCGGGACAGTGGTCGGCGACCCCGAGGACGTTCTTCTCCTCGGTCTCTCCACGCAGCACGCGCTCGGCCCGCAGGACCATGTGGTACGTCAGGCGTCCCGACTGCGCGTAGAGTTTCACCCGTTGCAGGAAGCGGCCGTCCAGAGGCAGGCCCCCCGCGATCTCGGCGGCGAAGCGGTTCAGGTAGGCGTACTGCTCCCGCAGGCGGAAGCCCACGCGGCCGTAGTCGGCGGGCGACATCTGCGCCCACCCGCCCTTGGCGAGGCTCGCGCTCGTCGTATGGATGTACTTCAGTTCCGCCGCCATCTGCGCCTGCCACTGCGCGATCGAGATGGAGCGCGAACGCAACTGATCCCCGAGCGAGACGAGACGCCGCTCGGCCTTGTCGAGGGCCGCGTCCAGGGCCTCACGCACCTCGCGGAACGAGACGAACTGTCCGTTCGACCGGATGTAGCGGCCCGCGCCGAGGTTCCAGCGGTATTGACTACGCGGTTCCATCCGGCTCCGGTTCGGGGAGGGCGTCGAGGATGTCCTCGTACCCCGGTGGGGCTATCTCGCGCCAGTACTCACGCGCCGCCACCAAGTCCAGTAGCGATACCTGCGAGAGTTGCTCCAATTCCTTCCCCCCCCATGTCAGCGCCGTCCCCCGCTCCCGGTTCCGGCGGGGTGGCTGTTCCGTTTGATCCGGCATTGGCGAACATCCCCTCCTCGGGCAGACGGTCTTCTTCGAGATAGTTGCGGTACATCTCGACCGTATCCTTGTCGTGGCCCGAGAGTTCGAGGGCCAGATCGACGGGGAGGACGTTCGCGTAGACGGCGAAACGTGTGGAACGCTGGTCGGCTATACGCTCCACATCTATGGGCTTGAAGTCGCGAGGACGCTTGACGGTGGACCCGAGCCACTCATCGGGGCGGTTCGGAGCCTGGATCTGCGAGGCGATGAAGAGTTTCTCGTTCTCCAACTCGTCGATCGCGCCGGCGAAGAGCGACAGGAACGCCGTGCGGCCTGCGGCCTCGTTGTAGAGGATCTCGGTGGCCGACTTCTCGATCGCAGCCTGGTTCGCCCGCTGGTGGTTGACGATGTAGTACTCGCGGGCCTCGTCGCGGTAGGTGGAATACGCCGACGCCGCATTCTCGTGGGGCGGCGAGATGTAGTCCCACTTGCCCTGAAGGCCGTTGGCCCCCGCGGCCATGTACTGCATCGTGCGCTCGAACTGCGCGTCCTCGACGTCGCCGGCGAGCCGCGGGTGGTTCAGCACGCGGTATAGCCACCGGGCATCCGAGAGGAGGTTGTACAACTGATTCGCGTCGAGGGCCATCTGGTAGCCGAGGGGACGCTTGACGGGCAGGCGCACGCGGCCGAGCGGGATGCGCTTCTGCTTCTTGTCGGGCGAGGTGTAGATGGGCATCTTCCACTGCCCCGACTCTCCGGGGACGGGGACGAGACGCCGCTCCTTGCCTGGAGGGATCATGTAGCGGATCCACCCCTCGGTCGTGTAGTGGACGTAGTACTCGATCTCCTCGGGCTCCGAGAACTCGAGCGAGTCCTGCCGCCACGACTTCTCCCACAGGAGGGCCTCGACCACGGCACCGTTCTCCTCGCGCCACTGCACGACGGAGTCGGGGTCGATCGTGTGGACGCGCAGCGGGTCTCCCGGCCGTCGGCGGTCGGCGAGATACCACACGAGGCCATCCACGATCATGGAGCCTGCGTCCTGGTAGAGACAGGTCTCCCAGTTCAGGCCCGTGCCGTCGATGTCGCGCCACAGGTTGTACATCACGGTCCCCGGATCGTCGGGCGTGCCGAGGATGTCGCCCCACTCGCGCTCCGCGTTCTGCTCCACGGAAAAGACGCCGCCCACGTAGGAGTCTACGAGGGTCGCCATATGGCCGGGGTACTTCGTGATACGGGCACGCTCAAAGAACGCGAGGCCCGACTCGCCCTGCACGCGGGGGTACAGGTAGCGGATGTTCGAGACGCCGCGCATGAAGCGCGACACCTGCTCGGTGAGCTTCTCGGGGTCGGAGCGGTAGTGGAGGTCGAACTCCGCGAGCTCGCGTGCCGACTCTATGGCGTGTTCCTGTACCGCCCCCGTGTAGTGGTCCCTCGCATACTCGCGCTTCTTCTTCTCCTCGTCGTATTCGGGGTGGCGACGGTCAACCCACAGTGCATCGGCCATCTCATATCGGGAAGAACCCGCCTCCTATCGTTCGTCGGGGTCGAGGCTCAAAGAGCGCCAGTTCAAGGGCGTTCCTGCGATCAGGGCTTCGCTTGAGCAGTTTCTTCTCCTGATCCTTCGAGTCCAATTTACGTCTTCCACGCGCATCGAATTTGTATGTGGGCGATACGCACTCCTGCGTGAGGCGTTCGTCTTCCGGCAGGGCCCCGCCCGACTCGAGCCAATCCCGCAGGTCGAAGCAGAGTTGCGAGCGCAGGTTCGCGTAGGAGTCCTCCTTCTCGGCACGCTCGGCGACGTTCACGGGCACGCAGACGATGCCCTCGGACTTCGCGTTGTCCATATAGGAGAGGAAGTCCACGGGGGATGCCCCGAGGCCGATCTCGTCCACCTTCACGCGGATCTCCTCGTCGGTGTCGCGCTTGAAG